CTAAGATACCATCTCCCATTCTATAGTAGTTTCTAATCTTAGTTAGTGGATATTGGTTAGTGATATTACCCTCTACCATATTGGTCATAGTTGCAGGATTGCCTTGTACTTCTTTAACAGATACGTTGTCTATTGATAAACTTGTTACACCTGTAGATGCAAACCTTATTTGTAATGCACCTCCTGCCACCATTGTAGTTGAATGAACTCCTATTGTAGAAAAATTAACAATAGCACCTGTTGTTCCTGCTCTTAAATTTACAGAACCATTTGTATAATCTGTAATTTCAAATTGCACTTTATATGTTTTTCCAGAAGTTATAGGAGTTGCACCACCTGCTTGGTAACAAGCAGTAACAGAAGATGTGTTTGCAATTAATTTACCCCCACTAATTGTCCAACCTGCTTCTTTATTCCATAAAGTATCACTATCAAAATTATTATTCTGTACTTGATTAGCACCAAAAGTAGGATTAGTTTGGTCATAGATAACAGGGTACTCATCATTAATACCATCTCCCATCTTCCAATATCCTTGTAATCCTGTGTTTACTTCTGTTATTGATACGCTTGATACACTAAAAAGAGCATTTGACATTCCTCTTATTATTAATTGACTACTTGCAATTGCATGAGTAAATGTAAATGTTTGTATTCCTGTTTCTGTTATTGAATAAAGTACACCACCACTTCCATTTGTTATCTGTGCTAATCCAACTCCATCATAACTTGTAACATTGATAGTACCTTTATATTCTAAGCCATTAGTCAAAATACCATCTTGAAATATACCTGAATTAGAACTTGCACCAATAGTAACTAGATTAGTTCCAAATGATATTGTACCATAGTTTGACCAACCAGTAGAACTAGAAAAATCACTACTTTGTAATAATTGAGCATAAGGACTACCATTCTCAATATCACTAGCAGTCATATTGGTCATTATTGCAGGGTTACCATTTACTTCTTTTACTGATACGTTGTCTATTGAATATGAAATTGTATTATCAGACAGAGTAACTATTTCAAACTCAACTCCATTAGCAATAAAATATCCATTATAAGTTCCTGCTTCTTGAATGTTTATAATAGCACCTGTTGCACCACTTCTTATTCTAGAACTAAAAGTATCACTAGCAGAATAAGTTACAGAATAATAATATGTTTTTCCTGTTTCAGTAAAATTTTGTTCTATATCAGTATTTATAGTACCATCAGTTGTAGCTTTACCATTAGCAATACTCCATCCTGTACCCTTTGTCCAATTTGAATCAGTTGCAAAATCTCCATTAGTAACTAACTCACTACTTAAAGTAGGATTAGTTTGGTCATAGATAATAGGGTACTCATCATTAATACCATCTCCCATCTTCCAATATCCTTGTAATCCTGTGTTTACTTCTGATACTGTAATGTTGTCTATTGAAAAATTTACATTAGCATCTCCATTTGTTTCTCCTTGTAAAAATAAATTAGTACTTGTAGCATTTATATAGTATGTATAAGTTCCATTAGATGTTACCCTATCTGTTATTTGAGGAAATCTAACTCTTACAGAACCACTAGAATAATTAAAAACAGTAAACACCACTTTGTAATTTTTACCACTTGTAATTATATCATTTTGTGTAATACCTACATTATTAGCAGTATTTGTCCAATTTGCTTTACCACCACTAATCGTAACTCCTGTACCTTTTGTCCAATCACTATCTGTATCAAAAGTACCATTCTGTACTACATTAGCATAAGGACTACCATTCTCAATATCACTAGCAGTCATATTGGTCATTATTGCAGGGTTGCCTTGTACCTCTTGTACTTTTATATTTTTTATAAAAACTGATGCTGCACTATTAATTTGTCTAGGGAAAAGGAAAACATCAGTAGCAGAAGTTGCTACAATTGTAAATTTTTGATTTATATAACTTGTAGAACTTGTTTGGTTTGCAAAATAACTTGTAGTATTTTGTGTTTGCCATATTACTGCACCACTTGTAACCTTTGTGTCAAAACTTATTTCATATGCTTTACCAACAGTAAGGTCTGTACTTAGCTGACTTGAATCTCTTAAATAAATATAAACACCTGATGAACTATTAACATAAGTTATTAACAAAGCATCTCCAACTGTTTGATGTGTGTTATTACCAAAATTTGCCCAACCTGTTTCACTTCCACTTGCACCATCCCAAATACTATTACCTAAAGTAGCATTTGTTTGGTCTGCAATAAGAGGATAAGCATCTAATGTACCACTACCCATTCTCCAATAACCTACTAAATTAGATGAAGATGTATAAGCTGCTTGATTAGTGTTTAAGTCTACTGGTAATCCGTGATTGTATAAAGAAGATACTTCATTAGCAGTTAATGCTTTATTCCACATTCCTGATTGACTCATTTGACCATTTAAGAATGAACCATTTGATTGTCCAAAAAACCAATTACCTGTGTTATCTACATTTGTAGATGCTGTGCTTGATATACTTGTTGTTGATTTTAATTCTCCATTAATAAAAATCAATAAATTAGCACTTCTATCAATACAAAATGCAATATGTGTCCATTTGTTTAAATAAGGAGTTAATAAAACAGGTGTTCCTGTTCCTGTAAAATTCCAAGCATAATTACCACCTACTCTTCCTTGTGTAGCAATTTGGTTTGCACCATTAGTGTAAAATATAACTCTATTACTGTTATCTTGAAATTTACCTGCAAAAGTAACATTAGTAGCACTATCTAAATTAACCCAAAATGAAAAACTACAATCTGATGTACCTAAATTATTAAAATTACCTAATTGTAAATAATCATCAGCACCATCAAAATCAACTTGCTTAGTATTAAATACTGTAGGGTTACCTGATTGATAGTCATTTCTATTTACAAGTAGATTAGTAGGCATACCTTGATTGTATAGTGATGCTATTTCTAATGGTGTAAGTGTTCTATCATAAACACCAAACTCTGTAACTAAACCATTAAAATAACCACCATTATCAGGTATAGGAGAATTAGAACCACCTAAGCCAACATAAATATAAGGAAAAGTTAAAGTAGTTGTATAAGCAGTAGTTGTTTCTAAAACACCATCTACATATATTTTTGCTTGTGTTGAATTTTTTGTATAAGTAATTAAATGCCATTTACCATCACCTACATTACTTGTTCCTGTTCCCTTAGCAGCATTACCTTGCCATATTTCTATTTTACCATTATCATCCCTTATACCAATTTTAAAAGTAGTACCACTACCATAACCACCTGTTGCAAAAAATGCCCTATACGAACCACTTGAACCTGAAATATCACTTGTATTTATCCAAGCTGATACAGTAAATTCTGTACCTATAGTTGGAGATTCTGAAACTAAATAATCATCTGCACCATCAAACTCCATACTATTAGTAGAAGTGATTAGTGGATTAGCTGACTGATAAGCACCTGCATTAAGCATTAGGTTTGTAGCATCACTCTTTAGTTCTTGTACTACTACGTTGTCTAAAGAAGATACAACTGAACCTGCACCTCTTTTAAAATAAACATTTGTTGTAGTAGCAGTAAAATTTATAGTATTTAAACCATCTACTAATATAAATGTACCTCCATTAACAAATTGAGTATCTCCACTTGTTTTATCTAAATCACAATTTAATTTATAATTTCTACCTATTACTAAAGAACCTGTTTGTATTATTTCAGCTAACTCTCCACTTGGAGAATTTATATGTGCTTTTCCATCTGAAATAGTAGCAGTACCAATTAATGTCCAATTCTGTCCTACTTCTTTGATTTTTATGCTATTTATTTTAACACTATTTGGTATGCTATTGTTTCCTGATTGTAATAAAATAATGTTTCCACTACCACTAGACTTTCCATAATAAGTATAAATTCCTGTAGATGTAGCTTCTCCAATTTGATTATAACCACCTGAACCACCACCTAACATTACTCTTACACTACCTTGCGTTACAACAACATCTATTATTGCTTCATAACTATCATTTTGAGTTAATGCTTGTTGAAATAAGTTATTTCCTTGACCTGTTCCTGCTAATACTGCTTGGTTATTATCTCCCATATTCCAACCATTAAAACTCCAATCTATTCCAACCTCTTTTACGGATATGTTGTCTATTATACCATTTGTAGTTGAACCATATACTCTTAAAATTGTATCTCCTGCACAAGTAATATATTCAGTATATGTACCTGCACTTGTTCTTTGTGTAGAAAGACCTGTATCTCCTAATCTTGGTTGTATATAACCATTTGAAATGGAAACTATAGTGTAAACTAATTTATATATTTTACCAACAACCATACTTGTTGATTGAAATTTACCCCCAAGTGTGTTATTATTAAATACTAATTGACCATTAGTAATTGTAGAAACATTATTTACATCAGTCCAATCACTATTACTAGCAAAGTCGCCATTAGTTACTAATTCTGAACCTATCTCACTAAAATCTCCATTACTTACTTCTTCTACACCCTCTTGACTAAAGTTACCATTAGCTACTCGGTTAGGTGTATAGTAGGTATTATACATACGAGTAATCTCATCTTGCTTTAGTTCTCTATCAAATACTGCAAACTCATCTATTTGTCCTTCAAAGTAATTACCACCTGATGCTTTATCTCCACCTATACTTAATGATTCTGTATAAGCATTTAAACTACCACTTGATAATGTTGTGTTTTTTGTTTGTAAAACACCATCACAATACAACTTGCTATCTATTAAATTTGTAGTTAAATAAACTACATAATGATGCCATTCTCCATCATCTTGTGCCGAATTTTCGTTCCATTTTATCCAATAATTACTACCTAAATAAAGCATTGGGTATAAATCATTAGAATTTAAGTGAAATGCACCAACTGATACCCCACCATGTCCAAACACTCCAAAATTTTCAGTTGTTGTACTTGATTTGCACCAAAAAGCATAAGTGGTAGGCTGAACAACAGTATCTGCACCATCAGTAACGATAACATCATCTACTCCATCAAAGTCAATAGAATACTTATTTACAAACCTATAGATAGGCTGCGTAGAATTGGTTAGCTTGTTTGCTAATGCTAACATATATTAGTTTTTATAAGCAATAGCAAGACCACTCGTAAGAGTTATAGCAGTAGTATTACCAAATAAAGTCATTCCAGCAGGTATTGTCGTTACAAGTGCTGCTGATCCTGTAGAATTAGCCATAGTAATTGAAGATATTACACTTTCCTGAACAAAGTATATTGCATAATAATCTTTACCTGTTTGTGCAGTAGTTGTAAAAACCTCTACTCCACCTAATCCACCTAATTGCTCATTTAATAATGCTTGTGTATTTTTTATTCCCATTTTTTTATTTTATTAACTAACGTAAACGTAATTTGTTTGTGCAGGTCTTGTATAAGAATCATACTTTACTTCTTCTCCACCTGTAGGTTCTTTTATGTATAGCTTACCTAACTCTACTAATCCTTGTACTATGCCCTTAGAGTTGCTTGGAGGGCTTAATGTATCTGTTTCATTTATTGGTGCAGTACCTGTAGCTAAAACGGGATTTGCACTATTCCAACTTACCTCATACACTTCGTATGTCCAATATCCATTAGGTAAAAAATTTACTTTACCTGTAAAAACATCTTGTAATGCAGTTGTGCTAGGTGTCATATTAACTCTTGTATATCTATTATTTACTAATTGTGTTTGTCCATAAGAATAAACAACATTTTGATCCATATCATTAGTTAATTTATATAGAAATCTAATTTGTGATGAAGGTACTGATCTATCTATTCTTTTTTCTTCTGTTGTTGTATAAAAAGTATAAGGTTGATCGTATTGTCCATGTATCATATTATATAATAGAAAAAAGTCTTTTTTGTTTGGAAAAAAAAAGGACTACCGAAGTAGTCCCTTAAATTTATATATTAAATCTAATTACGCCGTCACAACTGCACCTATAGTAAATCCTGAATTGTCAAACGGAACTGCTGTGTAATCAGCTACTGTTTGCATTGGTGCAAATTCTTGACCATCAAATGTCCAATCGTATCCGTTTAAATCCGCAAAAGCTGCTCCTGAAGCATTAGTTCCTGCATTTAGGTCTAATCCATTTACTGCTCCTAAACATAATATCACATTATGGTCATTAGTTGATAATACTTGATTTAATTGTACAAATACTACTAATCTATTTTGTGCTAAAAGTTTTAATTCATTTTGATCTGCTTTGCTTAGTCCTGTTAACTTTACATTTACAGATGGAGCATAAACAACAGTACCATTTTCAGTAGAGCCAGTAATTGTTTCCGTAACACTAGCATTGCCTCTCCTTACTGAATATCTGTATATATCATTTGTACCCATTTCAATATCAGTTATTTCAGATGCTACAGTTGTTAAAGAAGTAATTTCATCTAATTGAGCAAAATAAATAAACTTAACACCTCCCACTAAATCTCTACATGGGATTCCCCTTCCTTTTGTTAAATTACAAGCCATATTTTTATTTTTTTAAAAGTTAAAGAGAAGGAGATTTTACTCTCCCTCTCTATAATTGTGTTAATTAGTTTTGTTGTACTATTTCAGCACCTATTCCTACTTGCACACCAGCAGAATATTTAGCAATAACACGAACATTGTCCGATCCATCAAGAGGCCTCATGTCTAAAAGACGTAGTTGAGCCATATCAGAAACTAGGTCAGTTCCAAAAAATAAATTTGATGTTTGTGCAGCAACTAAAGAATTATCAGGCATACCATAAACAACTGATAATTTAATTCCTTCAAACATAGCTTCGTAATCACTATTCATAGAATAAGCATTAACATATCCTAAAGTAGAGATTGCAGAGATATATAATCTGTAAGTTTTCCAGTTCATGTAAATTCTTAAATCTTCTTTACCATAAACAGTAGATGGAATTGCAGCAGCTATACCTTGTAAGTTTGCTATAATGTTAGTAGCTAAATAAGCAACACCTGCACCACCTGCATTATTTGTTTGAATAACATTACCATTTACTGCAAAAGCACCTGTACCAGCCGTTAAAAACCCTTCAAATTGTCCTGCATTTGCAGCAGCACCATTCCATACTGAATCCTCAATTCCTTGAGCAATATGTTGTGTGAAATTAGCAATAACAAAATCTTCAAACTTAGGTACATTATCATTCATAGCACCTGCTTTCATTTGCTCACTTTCCCAACTTTTTAGCAATTCTTCCTTGCAGTATTCTGTGTTAATTTGTAGATTCTTTGGAGTTAAGATGCTTTCTGTTAATGCTAAAGCACCGAGTGGTGTAAAGTTACAATTTGCGTTTTGTATCATTCCTGATGCAGCGAATTTTTGTAAATTTTCTTTAAACTTAATATTTTGTAAAACTGTTAAATGTTCAAGAGAAGTTGCTTCTCTCATTGCTGCTGCTAGGTAAAAACCTGCTGCCTTGCCTGCATAATTACTTGCTACTGTTAAAGCCATGATTATTATTTTTTAAATTATTAATTATTTTGATATATTATATAGTATTCTTTCTCTTTTAGTCATTTTTTCAAGATTAGATTTACTATGTTCTTTTTCTTTACTAAATTTATTAGTTACTACAGGCTTATCAGCAGGTTCATTTGATAATTCAATTACTTTAGATTTTAACTCATCTATTTTAGCTTGATATTCAAATTCTACTTCTTCTGTAGTTTTAATTTTTTTCGGAGTAGGACTAGTTTCTGAATCCATTTCTACATCTGATTCTTCTTCTTCTATATTTCCTACTTTATCTTTTTTAAGGTCAGCAACTGCATCTTCAAGGTTTTGTATTCTTTTTTCCATACCAGCCCAATCTGCAACATCAGCTTCCTTACCATCATCTTCAGCCATTTCTTCTTTATCTCCTTTTAGATCAGAAATAGCGTCTTCAAGGTTTTGTATTCTTTTTTCCATTCCTTTCCAGTCTGCTACATCTGCTTCTTCTCCATCTTCAGCCATTTCTTCTTCTACAGGATTGCCTTCTGTTTCTTTTTCTATTTCATCATCATATAATTCAGCAACAATTCCTTCTTTTTCTACTGAAAAGTTTTGTCCTTCATCTGTACGATATTTACCTTCTGGTAATAATATTGTTGAACCATCTTCGGTAAGAACTGAAATATCACTTCCTGCTTCTAAGGAAACAGCAGTAGATACTATAATTGTACCATCTTCCAGTTTTGCCTGAAATTCAAGGTTAACTTCTTCTTGATCTTTATTTAGTCCAAGTGCTACCAATATTTGATTTTTTAAATCCATAGTTAGTTGTTTTTAATATAATAGAAAATTTATTTAGTTGTTTGATTTTTGATGTCTTTTATAATTTCATTTAAAGCTGAAAGTATTTCTTCATTAGAAGGTTTTTTTGTTTCTGACATTTTTTGCATCTTATCAATAAAGTAGCCTTCTATGCTTATTCCACGTAGTTCGCCATCTTTAATTTTTTTCCAAATTTCATCATTGTCTATTCTCATAGTAACGAACCATGTGCCTATAGGTAAATCATAGCCATATAAATTAGATTTGTCTTGATCTCCTGATTTAATCCAAGATTCAGTAGTTAAAATTCCTTTAACATCTTCTTCATGCTGATAAGTAGCACTATGATGATTGTTATGTTTTAAATATAATTCACTAGCCTTTCTTATTGTATCAACTGAAAAATATACATAAAAATCTGAATCTGTATTTGGATCGTGTCTAAAAATTTGCTTGTTAGGAATAAGAGCAGGAGAAATTACCATTCTTTTTTCTTCATCAATTTTAGCAAATGTTAAATTGTTTTTATGTTTTTTCATATAAACAAAATCTTGTTCTATAGCAGGATTAGTAACTAAACTAATAGCATCTATAGTCATTTCCTGATTAGAATCTGCAATTATTAATTCTACAATTTTAGTAATTTTTGATTTTTTATAATGATTAGGGTTTGCTTTTTCACAAGCTTCTTTTGAATCGTATTTACACTCTCCATTTTCTCCCCACTTATATTTTCCGTTTTCGCATTTTGTACAAGGCATATTATATAATAGATTTAATTGTTAGTTGTTTGATTTATATTGTTGCTCTCCTACGAATATAAGCAAGTTTATTTTGATTATCTGTTAGGTTATCTGTAACTACATAAGCCTGAATTGGCTGCTGCTCTTGAATGTTTCCTAATTCAAACTTACCACTTAACATATTAGGTGCAGGAGTTCCTGTACTAGCTACACTTGGAGTAGACATACTTCCACCTGAACCATTTGGACTAGTAGATAATATATTTTTAACTGCTGATGCACCCATTAAACCAGCACCTATCGCATTTGCTAATCTTAAAGGATATGGTATTAATTTATCTCCTACTGATGTTGCTGCTAATGCAGCCATAACTGCTTGTTGAGTACTATAAATTGTTTGTGCTACTGCTACACCTTTAGATAATTCAGCATTTTCTCCTGCTAAATTACCTGCTAATGCAAAACCTTGTTTTATTAAATCTTGTTTAGAATTTTCTGTTGCTTTAGCTATATCTAAAATTTCTTTTGCTTGTCTTTTTGCCCTATCTATTTCCTTTTTTTCATTATCATCTAAAGTCTTTTGTTTTGCTATTTCTATATCTTCTAATTCTTTTGCTCTAGCTTTTTTTTCTGCTTGTATTTCATTTTCTAAAGCATTAACTTCAGTTACTACCCTTCTTCGCATTTTAATAGATGAAGTTTCTTTTTCAATTAATGCAACTCTTAATTCAGCTAATTTCTTTTCATCTTCTACAAGATTTTCAGATACTGCCATTTGTTCTTTTTGTATAGCAACTTTTTCTCTTGCTAATTCTAATTCTCTATTTGTAGTTTTTTCTTCTAACTCTAATGCTTTTTTTAGATTTTCTAATCTTTCTGTTGCACTTTTTGTTTCATCTTCTGCTATAAGTCTAGCTTTTTCAATTTCTTGTCTAGTTTTAGCTTTTTGAATAGAAAATTGTATTTCTGCATCTCTTAAAGCTTGAGTTCGCTTTTCAAGTTCAGTCATTACTGCAATTTCATTTTTTATTTCAGTAACTATACCACTTATACTTTTCTTAAATAAATCTCCTGCTTTACTAAATTCTCCATTAAATACTAAACCTATAACCTCTCCTAAAGATGACATTCTATCTTTTAAAACATCTATTGTTGCACCTAAAGCAGTAAAAGCAAGTTTTAATTGGTCTGCACCTCTTTTTGTACTTGTAAAAAATGTTGCTAAAGAACCAAAAGCTATAAGCAAAACACCTATACCTGTACTCAATATACCTGCTTTGATAGTTCCAAACATTAATTTTATAGCAGGTATAATTTTACCAAATGATGATTTTAAACCATTTAAAGAAACACCCATAATTCTAAAATTACCTATACTATCTTCAGCAGCACTACTTGTTTCTTTTAATGCTTTTGTGTTTCCTTTTTGTTCATTAGTTAATTGTTTAACTTCAAAAGTTTGTTCTTTAATAGAACCTTTAAGATGTTTTAATTTTTTATCTACACCTGAAACACTAGCTTCATAATCAGACATACCTGATCTTGCTTGTTCAAGTTTAATTTCTTCTCTTTTTAATTCTACAAGTATATCTTGTTGTTCTTTTAAAACATCATTTAAATTTTCAGTTTCTTTAGTTACTGATTTAATATTAGATTTTACGTTAAATACTATTTCTTCGTTAGCCATATCTTAAAATGTTGTTTGTAATTGATTTTGCCATAGTTTAATACTTGCAGTCCATTGTACTCTTGTTTCTGCTGCTCCTGTTACATTAACTCCAAATGATGTAGCAGTTACATCTTTCATAGTAGCAGTAGCAGTTAAATCTCCATCAGCAATAGTAGTTGATGTTTGTGTATATGTTGATGCTAATCCATTAGTAAACACTACTGCACCTTTTAATTGTAAGTATATATACTCACCTACTGTACCTTCTCCTCCATAATTAATACCTATAACATTAGCTTCAAATCCTATTACGCTATTTTTTTCTTTTTGAATATATGTTAATGGTAAATACTGAGTAAGTAAAGGAGTTTCTGTAGCATCTAAAGTCTTATTAGATTGTTGAATAAATGATAATTGGCTTAATCCTATTTTCTCATTAAAGCCTCCTCCTGCTATTACTACTTCACTTTGATTTTTAGCTTGTCCATATATACCATTTAAAATAATAGAATTATTTACACCATTTTCTATTTGATGTTTTTCCCCATTAATTATATTATTAAAGTTATTGCCTTTTGTTATACTTTCCTGACCATTAAGAATAGTATTTTTAGTTCCATTTTCAGTACCTCCACCACTTGTATTATTAAATATATTATTGAATTTATTATTTAATGTAGAATTATAACTAAAAGCATTACAAGTTGCAGTTGCACTATTATATGTATAACCATAAGCCTCACAAGCATCTTGGTTAGGTATTACATTATTAGTTCCATCAGTAAATCTAATTTCCCCTGTTCTTAAAACTTCTTTAGGTTTTATAGTATATCCTTTTTTAAATTCCATTATCCTATTAATATAAATTCAACAGTTGATAAATCATTTGGCTTGTATTCTATTTTATTAACTCTATAATTTTTGTTTTTAATCATTACTTGATCATAAAAATTAAATTGGTTTATATCTGATGCGTTTAAATTTACTTTTAATGTCATATATTTAGTATCAGGATTATAAAGTTCATTATAATAAGGCGACCAATAAGTATTATATAAATTATCTACAGGTGCTACACCCATATTAATTAATTGTATTTCTCCAAAATTTAAATCTGTATCAGTATATGCTGATGGTACTTTTGTAGTATGACTAAATCTTAAATATTCAGTAGCTTGTTCTCCACTAACACCATTTTGACTAGGAATTTTATATTCTACACCTCCTGATAAAGTAAATGGACTAGGAGATACATTAAATAAAATTCTAGGATTATTATCAAAACTTTCAAATTCAGTATTATCATCATTAGATGAATATATTACAGGAACAATAAAATCACCTAAATAATCTGCTAAAGGTTTTACTACAGTAGCTGAAAAAGGTTCTGCTGATATTTCATCTTCTCCTGTTAATAATGTTAAATCAGGATTAGTAAATTTATAACTACCATAATCTACCTGTGTAATATTTCTATAATAATTATTAGGATAACTATCATCATCTGCATATTTAAACATTGTTGTTTTTACTAAATCTAAAGGAGATAATTTTATTTCAGTTATATCTATTTTATCAGTCCAATCATATAATATACCTCTTGATGCTAAAGAAGTTCCTAAACTATTTTTTATAAAAATCTCACTATAAGGTTCTATATTTAAATTATTAGGATTGTTTTTATCTTGTAATACAACTAAATTAAACATATTAATTAAACTTTTTAAAAATTCCCATTGACCTAAATCTCCTCTTAAAGTATTTAATAAAACTGAATTTAACATTGAATTAATAGTAATAGTACCACTCATATAGGTATTATCAATTTGTGTACTAGGCGTAATTTGTTGCCCTATTGCTCTTATACCATTATTAATAGAACTTGAAACTTCTATATTAAATGTATCTCCGTTATTTAATGTTTCTATTACAGTTCCAGTATATACATAAGAAGAATTTGTAGATTGTACAATAGTTTGTTGATTAATTTGTCCATTACCTACTAAATTACCACTACTATCTTTATGTACCCATCTTACTAATAATGTGCTTGTAACTAAAAAACTAAAAGTATAATGATAATCAAATTGATAAATTGTATTATTAGCAGTACAAGTAAATATTGCAGTAGATGAATTATATCCAAATTCAAAAGGAAAAGAAAAATTATCAAATATAACAGGTGCTAAAGTTGAACTTATATTTACTGAAGTTATTAAATCAGCATTTCCTGTATGTTCACTATCAGTAGGTGCATTACCTGCACCCCAATTAAAGTCCATAAACATTTTACTAAATAATGCACCATCTATAAAGTCTGATGTATAAGTAAAATTAGTATCATCAAAAATTTGTTTTATAATATATTTGCAATTTATAAATGGTCTAAAAGCATCTTCTAAACTATTTAATTTAATATTATTATTAGAATCTACATCATAATCTCCTACCCAATTTACAAAAGGGTATTTTAAAACTGTTGTATGTAATGTAGGATTTGTTAATGTAGGATCATAAGCATTAGATGCAGGAGTTAATGGGAATGTTAAAGTTATACCTGTATTATCATACCAACTTGCTTTGATATTTGTTTTTTGATAATCATGTGTTAATTCAGAAAAATCTAAATCTCTAAACTTTCTATTTTCTAAAACTTCTTTTAATGCTATGTTTTCTGAATATAAATTTACACTATAACTAATTTCTCCTTCTTTATTTACAATATCTAATAATTTTAAATAACCTTGAAATATAGTATACCCATTTTGTTTTAATATACATTGTGTTTTTACATAAGGATTAAAACTAAAAGCATCTTGTATTCTTGTTACATCAAACAAATGTGTAAATATTTTATTGTTTCTTTTTGTTGCAGGTAAATTAAAGTCTTTAGAATAACTTTGTACTTTTTCAGCTACATTTTTAAAATCATCTATTGAAAGACTTAATGGTATATCTTCTTCTTGATATAAATCACATATAACTTGTCCATCAGTTACTTCTGCAAAAATATTAGATGGAGCATTTACTTTATCTTTTATACTTATAGAACTTATCTTAAGTTGAGTACCATTATTATTTCTGTAATCAAGAGTAAGTATTTCTTGAAAATGACCTGCCGTAAAATTAAAAGTTAAAACATTAGCAAAAGAAGTAGGATAAGTTTGAATTGTACCACTACCTAAAGTTTGAACACCTTGAACTGAAGAACCTGTAGAGCCTATTATTAAACTACCACCTGCTGCTGCTTGTGATATAGTTATTTGTAATTCATATTGAACACCAAAGTTTAAATTTTCAATCTGTTGATATATACCACTACTAGATGTTCCTGAATTTGAAGAATAAAATATAACATCATTTGCAAAACCTTGAGTTGGTATAGATACATTTTCAAATGGTGTTCCAGTAGTTCTAAATCTTTTCCAAGCAGCTATAGGCTGAGAACTTATTAATGTATCTGCTACAGGATCAGATTCATTTAAAGGAACTGCATAACCTGATAATGAGTTTAATAAATAAAAATTAACACCATCTGCTACATATTGATTTAATATAGGAGAAGTATAAACCCCTTGATAATTTTGTGGATATAAAACTAATTGTATAGACATTATACTGATTGTGTTCTTTTGTTATGTGTTTTTTCTAATTGAAATGTATATTGAATTAACTTATCATTTACTTTAGTTTTTCTGACATAGCTTGATGTAGTCAATGTTACAGGTTCTACATATTTGTTTGTTATACCACTTCTAAAATCATTTAAATAATCATCATAATCATTTAAAATATAAACCTCTGTACTGTTAATTAAATCTTCAAACCATACTGCTTCACTATTATTTATAAAATCTGTATTAACTGTTATAAGTTGTTTAGTATTTACTCTAAAGTTTTTCTTTCCACCTTTATATCCATTTATTCTATAAGTGTTATCATTCCATGTACCTCCTTGCTGAGTATAAGATGTTCTATTTGTTTGCAAAGATTTAATAGATTTTTTTACAAAAGTATAATAATCCCAAGTGCCATATTTATTTAACCATGTAAGTCTTATAGATTCAAAACCTTTACAAGCATTACCAATAATATTAATTTTATACAATTGACTTATTTCAGCAGTATTATCATCATAGGCTCTTAAAGTATAATAGCTTACTTGTGTTTTATATGTATCCCATACTGTACTCCAACCATCTAAATTAGCAGGAAATGCACCAAAATATAAAAGTCTAGCAGCAGAAAAATCTGATGGATATTGCCAGCCTCCATTTGAATCTATACATTCAATTTGAAAAGGACTAACTAATAATGTTCCTGCACTATTATATAAACTAATTTCTATATTATCAACTCTGTTAAGAGTAGCATTATCAGTACCTACTTGAAAACTATTAGTAGATGTATTTAGAAAATTGAAGAAAGATAAAGTACCATAATCTGATAGTTTAGCATATTGTTCTATTGGAGCATTACTTATAAATTTACCTAAACTTCCATAAAAATCATTAAAAATTAATTTTGGAACATCTAAATTATAACCATAATTATTTCTATATAATTTTAAAGGATCATCATAATCTAAAACTCCATTGTATATTAAATATTGTTCAGATAATATTGGTTTTAAAAAACTTAACCTATCAGTTGAAGTAGCACTATCAAAATATTCTATGTTAAATGTTACTTGAAAATATCTAGTGTTATTTTTATTAACTGCATATTTATCTATTAAATGTATTGGATGAGGATTGTCTAATGAATAATTAACTCCTTTAAATTGACTTATACTAGCATTTAAATATTCAACACCTTCTTGTTGTGGCTCTACATAACTTTCTAATATTGGTTTCATAGAAAATATACCTACACCTTTATTATTTGGAGTAACTTTTAATGTTGCAACTAAATATGATGCTAAACCTAGATTACTAGATTCATCTGCAACATATACCTGAGCAGTAAATTTAACCCTATATTTAGTAGAAATAATTGTACTATCTGACACAGTAAAAATAATGTCTTGACCTACTGGTAAAGTATTGTATAATGGTTTTTGTTCTATTATCATTGTCTTAAATTTTTAAGTATATCTTCTTTAACTGCTTTACCTACATTCAATGCAAATCCTTTTAACTCTAATCCTAAAGGTTTTTGAAAGAAACTTAATCCATCATGACCTTGTGTATATATTTTTCTAGCTATAAGAAACTTTAAACTCTTACGAGATATAAACCTACCTTTAGCATCTCTAGGTGCTATACCACGCATTACAATCCATTTATCTATGCCTCTAGTTAAACCACCATTCCTAGACTTACCAAATGAATAAGGACTACTTTTTCTTTTCCCTTCGTAATCTACATACGTTCTTTTCTTTTTACTACCTGAAGTTCCTTTGTCTATAAATTCTCCATAGTCTAGCATACTAAATACTACATCAACACCTTCTGAAGTTTTAACTAATTTAAATTTAACACTATTTAAAAGATTTCCTGTTACTACTTTATCTTTTTTCTTTAGTATTCCTTTAGATTTATTTACAACACTTCTACCAAAACTATTTAAATATCTTTCTAATGCTATCACTATACACTAGCTACAAACACTTCTAAATCTACATTAGTAGTTCCTACAGGTTTAACTATAATATTTTGTAATGCAGCCATTGTACCAAAACTAGGATCAGTATCAGCTTCTGCTAACATAATATTATCTGCTGCTCCTAATATATGTGATTGCCCTGCTTTTAAAGTTACTTGATATAAAGTTGCTGCACCTACTACTGCTAATTCTACAGATATAGTTGCATTAAGATTTGTTACTCTTATATATCTTACATCTTCTTTATCCAATTGTACTACTGCTCCATAAGAGTTAGTATTAAAAGCCACTAAAGTAGTTTCTTGTGAATGAGTACAAGTTACTATTCTTTCATAAGCATTATTAATTCCTGTTGTTGTTACTGTGTTTGTACTACCCCTTACCGATCCATTTAATACAACCGATTCTGTAATTGTTGTTACTAAGTCTGCCATTTTTATTTATATTTTAATTGTTATTTTTGGTGGTATTATTTTAATTATTACTTTACCTATCTTTATCTTATTTAATCTCTTTAGTATCTCAAACATTATTGTATTGCATCAGTTGTTGCTTGTGGTGCTATACAAGTATTGTATTCATTTTCTATTATTACAGGCAAAGTAAACACCCAACCTGTTAATGAGTTATCAAATCTTTCTGTAAATGGTTCTATTGTTATATCTCCATCAGTAAAGTATTTAGGCAAAGCATTTACACCTTGATTAGATAATAATAAACTCTCTCCATTTTTAAACGTACCTATTAAATCATTACATATTTGCAGACAATCAGATAATACTTCCTGTTCATTACTTAAGTCAGGAAATACTAAATCCATAATAAAGATTTGAAAGTTTAAAGTCATCTCATGATTACCTGCTACTGCATTAACTGGATTAATGTGCATCAAAGGGAAAAAGGTGTTTTTAGACAAGTCAATCTCCCACAGATCACCTGTTGTAACTGCTTTAATCATATAGTGCTGCTGACCTAATTTTTTTAAGGTATCTATTGTATTATTATAATCTTTAAAATATGTCATTTTTGTACTGATTTTGTTAAATTTAAATCTGTTTCATAAGTAAGCCAAGTTAAACATTCATATAAACTAAGATTAGTTATCTTTTCTAAATTTATTATTTCTCCATTAGTTAATCTATACATTACACCAAACCAATTCCATTTGTCTGCAAATTGTTCATCTGCACTTTGTTCAATATCTCCTGATTCTGTTCCATTAAATATTGCGGCAAAGTCTTCAATAGTTCTTGTACGAAAATCCAGAAAAAAAAAAGGCTACTATTAACATCTCTTGCTTTCATCTTCTTAAACTTCTCTGCTCTTATTCTAGTTGTTGCACTATCATAAGCCTTAATACTATAATACTTTCCTTCTTTCTCTACAATAGGTCTATACAATACAGACATCAAATTTTCTAAATTATTTTCTACTCCATCTTTTAAATATGTTTCAATATCGGCATACTCTCCAATTGTTATTTCAGAAAGATTAGGATGAAAGCCATATTCTACTCCATCAACTTTGATTATATTTTTTAGCTTAGTATCTTCACTTTCTTGTAGTTTAGCTATTTTATTTAAAATCTTTGATATATCATTTAAACTTAACTCTTTTATTAAATTAGTAGGTATATCTGATAATATTTTAATTGTATCTAATGCTTCATTAGATTTAGATTTGTTTTTATTATTAATAAGTTTTGCCCATTTCTCTAATGTTACATCATCCCAACTATTTATTAGATTGTATGTTTTTTGCTTACCTTCTTTATTAATCTTTACTTGCATAATATATAATAGAATTAATTGATATTTAGTTTAAAATAGTATATTTGTACGTTTTCATAATCGTTTCAAGTTTTTTAAAAGGTGTAGCTTCTAAAGTTGCACCTTTTTTATTGCACAAAATACTTCCCATAATTACCATCTAATTCAAAAAACATTCTCATAGCTAAAGCATCAGCATAATCAGGCGACCTTCCTATAATATCTTTAATTGAATCCTTTGGTATTATCTGCAACTTGTTATCTTTATCAGCATCTTTTGTTCTTACTTGTTCTAACTCCTCAATAATAAGATTTTTTACTTTAACATCAGAGCATTCAATTCCTATTTGTGCAGTATTAATTTTTTCAGCTAATTTATAATAACATTGTGTTTTCAGGTTCTGATAATTTTCTCCTTTAATAGCCCTAGAATTATTTACAAACCCTCTGCATCTCATATAATCTACAACTCCACCACCTACTCCATCTTCATCAACTATAATATTAGTAAGTCTAACACCATGTAATTGTTGTATTGATCTAATTTGATCCACAACCTCATTTACGGCTGATTTAAGAATACTTATGATCTTTTTAATATGTAACCCTTCCCAAAGTATTATAACTGTCTTATCATTACCAAAACGTGCTACATCACAACTTATGTATTTTTCTCCACTTAATCCATTTTGATCAAATAAATTAATTATTGAATCATATTGTATTAAATTATCATTTGTTGCATCATATTCCCAGTTACCATATAATAGTCTTTGTTTGCTTAACTCATCTAATGTTAGCAGTTGTTTCTTATAATGCTTAGAAATAAATTCATTATCATCTACTAAGGATTGTATAAACTTTCTATAAGGTTTTTCTTTTCCTTCTTTAGCAGGTTTGTAATATTGAGTATAAACCCAATTCTTTGCAGGATTGCAAGTCATTAACATCTTAGGTATAATACCATACTGATCTAACTTGTACCTTAATCTTGATGCTACTATATTTTTAGCTTTCTCTGTTATTTGATTTGCTTCATCTATAAAGGCAGCAGTAATTTCTAATGATCCTAGATTATCAAAGTTTCTATCTGATGGATATAAAAACAAATCTTTAAGTATAATCTCACTACCATTATAAAACTTAATGATATTTGATCCTGCATTAAAATTATAGTGTTTGTTTGCTATGATACCCCACTCTTGACATACTTCAAAGAAAGTATTTAATGTAGTCTTTTTAAGAGCATCTAACTTAGACCTACCCATTAAGTATCTAGTCTTTGGGTATTTAATACATAATAAGATCAACCAACTACAACCTACCCAAGACTTTCCCCCTCCTGCTGCACCTCCAAATAAAACCTCTGTAGTCTTATCATCAAACAGATATTCAATAGCTTCGCCTTGAGTATGAGTAAAGTTAGTATCAATATTCAACTCCTTTGATATTTACATTAATTTTAATAGGCTCATCTCCTGATGTTAAATCTAATTCACTTCTTTCTATATAACCTCTTTTCTTTCCCTTTGTCTTTAAAAAGAAAATAGTAGCTGATGTATTACCATCTCCTATCTGCTTATGTAATTGGCTTTCCCCAAAATCTAAAGCTATATTTTCAATGTCTTTTACTTTAAGAGCAAATTCTTCATCTTCTTTAAGCCATTTATAATATGTACTTCTAGGTATATCTGATTGCTTACAAGCTACAGTAACAATTCCTAATGACTTTTCTAATGCTGCTAAAATACTTTCCTTTTTTATGTGTCTACTTTCGTTCATTTTTTAATATGTATTCCCAACTTGTTGTTATTCTATTTTGACTTCCAAACTTTCCAACTTTTAAACTACCTCCGTGATTTTTTTTTCTACCAAAACTTTTACAAAACCATTCATTTGATTTTTTAAAATAATATATTAAACTTGGTGCAGAAGTTACTATTCTTAATCTAAAATTATTTTTAATATAATATTTACCTATATATTCTAATAATCTAACTCCTATTCCTATTCCTTGAAAATCTGGCATTACTACCAATCTATGAATCATTTTAATATTTTTAACTTTAGAATGAGGAAAATGTAATACACTTATATATCCTGCTATTTGATTATTTACATAAGCTAAATAAGTATGTGCAGCATTATTATGACTATGACTTAAATAATGGTGTTTAGCAAACATTTTCCATATTGTTTTATCTCTTGTATTGAATATTTCAAATTTAATTTTTGGTCTATTTTTTTTTTGCCCTTCAAGTATTTGAAAGGTCATACTATCTGTATTAAAAATCCAATCAGGCAATATCCAATTTTTAACATCATTATGACAAGTTACTGCTATAAATTGTTTATCTGATTTACGAATAGCTTTTTGCATAGCATAAGAACCTATTTTAGCTACATTTCTATCTACAACAGAAGTAAACTCATCAAATACTATTAATTTTTCTTTTTTTAATAAGGCATTTGCTAAATCTACCCTCATTTTTTGTCCATTAGATAATACTGAATATGATTTTAACCAACTAGGTGGAGAACTAAAACCTACACTATTAAATGTTTTTGTAATATCTTCAACAGATGCTGATATTGGCATATCATCTAAGATAGATTCTGCTTTATAATCAAAATGAGTTACATAAGCATCTTTAAACAATTCTTTAGCTATAGTTGTTTTTCCTGTTCCACTATTACCTACTATTAAACCTATTTGCCACACATCAGGAATATCTATATTACCTTTAAAATGTTCTTTTATATGTTCAGTTTGCAAATCAAACTTTCCCATTACTGAAGATACCCTAAATGTTTTTTTTGGTTTACTTTCTTTTAAAATGTCAAAATACGGCATTTATATCCTTTTTTTATTAAATCATTATAAACTTGTTCTTGTTCTTTTTCAGAAGTTAATTCTACTTCTATTTTGTATTCTTCTGATATTTCATCAGACATATCACTAAAATCAGGTTCTTTGTCATCTTCGTTTTTCCAAACATCTAATCCCCATTCTGTAATCTGAACACTATTCCATTCATTTGCTAGTATATCCCATTCCCATTCCCCAAACCCTACATTATCTTTTACTATAAATTCTTGCTTTTGTTCTTCTGTTAAACCTTTAGCTATTTTAATAGGCACTTCAGTAAGTCCTGCTTCAATACAAGCTTTATGTCGCATATTACCACCTAGTATAACCATATCCTCATCTACTACTATAGGTCTTAGTTCTAACATTTCAGGAAATTCTTTTATAGATTTAACAAGTTTTTTAAACTTATCATCTTTTATTATTCTAGGATTGTCTTTATTAGGTATTAACTTATTGATTTCTAACTTCATAGTATATAATAGAATTAGTTGGTTTTTATTTTTGTAATTTAATTTTTAATACTTCATTTTCTTTTTGTAGAAATTCTACAGTTACTTTTAATTTAGCTAATTCTGTCTTTAAATCTAGCATAGTCATTACACAATCATCTTTGTATATTTCTAATTTATCTACTCTAATTTTTAGATCATCTCTGTAAATAGATTGTTCTGTTTTATCTTCTTTATCTTTTTCTCTTTTGTTTCTTATTAAAAATTCATAGAACTTCCAACCTCCTGCACCAAACATTACAGATATTGCAGTAATTATTATTGTTGTTATGTTATCGTTCATAATAGACTTTTATGTAATTGTTCTTTTTTTAGTTTAAGGTATATCCATAGCCACATACTAAAATACCATGCAGTAATAAGCAAAGCCCTAAAGTCTTGTAAATCAAAGTTTTCCTCAGTATAAATACTTAGACAATATCTTACAGTTGAAAACAAATATAAAACTAAATACATACCTATAAACCTTATTAAGTAATTTAAATTGTTTAATGATAAAACTATAGATAAGGAAAGTATAAAGTAGGTAAGGTATAACCAATAGGTGTTAGGTTGTCCTAATTCAAGCCAATAAGAATATGTATTCCATAAGACCTGATTGTTAAGACAGTCACTTATACACCACCAAAATAATAAACTATGATAATCAAAGTATATTAGTATATTCTTTATATTTTGAAAATATCTATTTATCATTATAAAATAGCATCTTTTGCTCTTTTCCATAACTTATCATTTTTATTAGATAAACTAGGATCTGTTCTTTTAATATTAGGAAAGCCACCAAAATCTTTTTCTATCTCCTGCATATACTCTCCACATTTAGGACATTCACTTCCTATATTACAAACTTTTGAATTTATAACTTTCATTATAACTTTGCTTAATTCTTTTTTTATATCACATTCATTACATTGGAATTTTAACATATTGGTTTTTTATTTAATTCAACTCTTTGTTTTCCATTAGCTTTTGTTCTTATATCTTTTCTGCCTAATGTATTCCAACCTGCAACTGGATAAGAAAAACCAAACTGCATTATAAAAACATTATAAATTTTAGTACAATATAATTTATTTTTTTTTGGCATTTTTTTTATTTAAAATTTTTAATTCATTTTCTAAATGATCTATTGCTTTTTGCAAACACTCATCAGGACTATTATGTTTTCTGTTACTTCTTAAAATATATGTAAGTGCAGTAGCACAATTATAATTTAAACTATAATCTTCTATTATATCAAATGCTTTATAACCATAAACTTTTCCAGTATAATAATTTGGTGTTTTATCTTTCATATTTTTCGTATATTCTTTTAATTCCTTTGTAACAATCATTTAAACAACTGCTGCAACTTGTACCTGTATTATAATTAGTTCCATAAATAGTATTAAATAATGTTATCATTCTTTTTTTTGTTGCTTGATTTTTTGCTATTCCTTTTTTTACATCTTTCCATATTAATAATACTTCTTCAATTAAATGATTAGGTATATCATCAGGCTGCTCTACTTCTTTAGTTTTTAACCAATACTTTTGTGGGCATTCTTGATTACCAAGTCTAGATTTAATAGACATAAAACATAAACAAACTTTGCAGCTTCCAGTAGGCTTAAAATAATAATCACAAGCCTTACAAATAGAAATTCTATCTTTATAAATTTCATCACTTACAAAAAATTTATTCATCTAATAATTCTTTAAGTTGTTCTCTTACTTTATCTATTGTAGTAAATAAACTATTCCTGCTTATACCTGTTTTCTTTGCAAGTCCTGTAAGTGTATTTCCTTCATAATAGTATAACTTAAAAACATCTCTATCATACCAATAAAAAGAATCTAATGCTTGATCAATCTTTTCCAATTTTTCCCATTGAAAAACTTCATCTTGATTTGGAATATTATATAATTTTTTAGAAGTAGTTTTAATATCTTGAGTTGCATTACTATAATTTGAATCTATATAAGTATAGTATTTATTATATTTATAATAATAAGGACTTCTAACAGATGTAAAACTTCTTCTTAAAACAACTGCTCCATATCTTATTAAACCTTTTTCTCCATCTTTAATCCAAATATCTTTTAAAGTATCAGGATTCATTTGCATAAAATATAGTAAACATTCCTGTACTACCTCATCAATATAGTTTATGTCTTTAGTAAACTTATAAGACATCTCTACAAAAGTCTTTCTACAATTTGCTACTGCTTGATAAACCTCAGTCATTTTTAAATTTTAAATTGCTTAAATTAACAACACAATCTTCTAAATATTTATCTAATAAAACTTTATATGCTCTTATTGATTCACGATTTCTTTTAGATTCTAATGCTACAAAATAACCATTACAACAAACTGACAAATTAATAGGTAGAATCATTAACCAATCATTCCAATTTCCTATTTCTACATCTTCTCCATACCCATTATGGTAATCTATAATAAGATCAACTACTTCCACAAAATTTTTATATTTATTTTGAGAAGATATTTCTTTTACAAAAGCTAACATTATATTTATATATTCTTCTAAATAAGCCTGATGTTCAATACTTGAATATATTGGTCGGATCATTTTCAAATATAGTAAAATCTTTATTCTATACTTTTTTCTTTTTTTAACTTTTCAACAAGATTTTTGTAATAACTTATTTTTTCTTCATAATCTACTCTACTAATTTTTAAAATTGTATGTCCTAATATAATTAAATCTTCTGATACACCTTCTCCTAAATTCCTATCTATAAATTGTCCAAATTTCCATTGTTCTCCATATTTAAAAATATTGCAACTTACGCATTGTGGAAAACAATTCATTTCGTGGAATCTAGTAGCTAGATGTTTTCTGCTTACAAAATGACCACATTGTAACTTTTTCCAATCATCGACTTTACCACAAGTACAGCATTGATTTTTTCCATTATAATCTGTATGTCTTAACCTAATAAAAAGACTAAACCATTTATCTAATTCTTTCTTTAGTTTACTTATTGTCTTTAACCCCATATTAATTTCTGCTCAAATACTGGTTTAGGTTTGAAATATAAATATTTAGCTATAGTAGTTTGTCTACCAAATCTAGATTCTACTTTTAAATCTGTACTATGTATTCTATAACCATCTTTTTTTAATTTATATATAATATCAGAAAGTCTAGTAGCACCATATTCCTTTATAGCTTCCCAACTTGTAATGCTACCATAATTATTTAAATGCCATTTAATTGCATCTTTTTGTGTTTTTACTTGATCTTTTGTAATTTTAATTGTTTTCATTTATTTTAATTTAATTTAAATATGTTCTAAACATTCAGGGCATAATCCTACATCTTCTATTTCTCCTGTAATTTCTATACCACAACAAGTAAATTTATCTTCTTCTTTTTCTTCTCCTATATGTATTTTTTTATTAACATAATCTCTAGCATTATTATATTCATTTAAATGTTTTTTTTCTATGTATTCTATAAAATAATCGTTCCATTCAATTAGTTCTATATTAGATTTATTAATATGTAATGCTATTTCAAGATTACTTTTAGCACTTATTAATTCTTTTAATTGATCAATTAAATATTCTTCTTCTATATGTATTTTTTTAGTTTCTAAAATACTTTCTATTACTTTGTCTACATCTTCTATGTTTTTCATTTCAATAATTTTATAGGCTCTTGATAAAAAGGTACATTCTTTTGATTGAGTGTTTCTGTTTTATAAATTGCCTCGTTAATAGTTTTTTTATGGGAAATAATAAATCTAAAAAATGTTTTAATATTTATAAAAGGATCAAACTCACAATACCTTACTCCTACATGAAAAGATTCCTGTATTTGATTAAATGTCATTCTTCTAAATCTATTTTCTTTTTGTAAATCTTTTGCAAATATTACTGAAAGTGATGCCATTGTAACTGCATCTGTTCTATGTCCTAACTCTACAGAAGTCTTAGCTATTAAGTCTAATACCTTTTCTGTTAGTTCTTTCAAACTTTCTTCTTGTAATGCTTTCATTTTTTTAATCTGTATTTTGGAATCATCTTTTTAAGATTTACATTCTTTTCAGTCTTACCACTATATTTAAAATAATTATCTAAATCTATAAAATTTTTTTTAAATAACTTTTCTAAATAAATCTTCTGCCTTAATTCTTCTACTATATTCATAATAATTCTTTTGCTTTTATCCATTCATTTGTTTGAAGATCAAATTTAGATGCACTAAATTTTTTTGGAATATCCCATTTCTTAGAATTTTTATTCCATCTCTCTAATCTTAATTTAATCTCAAATGTTCCTTGCTTTTGAAACCTCATCTTTTTGATTCCTTCTGTCCAATAACTTATAAAATCTTCTTTCATTTCTTTTGGATAATCAAAGAACATAACTTGATTAATAAATTTTTCCTTTATAGATATATTAGTACTTGTAGTATTAATACTTGTACTATTATCCTTTAACTTATTTACTATACCCCTATGATCATTTTTTACTACACCCCCCTCTTTTAAACTGATATACCTTTTATCAATTTCTTTACTTCCATCTTTATAAGTAAAAGTAACTGAAACATAACCATAAGCAACTAACTGGCTAATCCATTTAGATATACTTGATTTTGATTTACCATATAATTCTGAAAAATATTTATTAGATGCAAAACATTTACCATTCATATTGCAAAGTGCAGTTATTTCAGCATAAAGTAATTTAGCATTAGGAGTAAGATTTTTATTATATCTAACTTCTGATGTTAATATTGCATAGTAACTTGGTTTTTCTTTCATAATGATTTTATCTCTATTGAATAATTATAATTTTTTAAAGATTCTTTTATATTTTTAATTAATTTATCACAAGAAAGATAAGAAGTCTTAACCGATTTACTAATTTTTCCACTAATAATTTTAATTTCTACTTGTTTCTTTTTTTCTGAAACAATATTTGATTCAATTAAATACATTTCTAAATCATTTCTATCTTTAAAAAATAATCTACAGTTATTTATTTCATTGTAAACATTATATATACTAAGAAATAATTCTCTGTATTTAGGAAAAGTAGCAAAATTATACTTGTGTGAACTTCTATAATATATAATAGTTGATCTATCTCTTTTTAATACATCACTTATTATCTTAGGATGTATATCTGCTGAAAGAATACCCACAAGAGAAGCAACCATTCTAGGTATAAGAATGTTTTTCTTTCTTGTCTTTTCAGATAATGAACCTTTTTCAAGATTTAAAAAATCTGTTGTAAGATTACATATTAATTCAAATTTATCTTTTTTATTCATATTAAAATGGCATATCATTATCATCTGAAATTGCACTAACTACATCATCTATTTCTTGTAAATCATTATACTCATTAATTTTTGATTTATATTCAGGTGTACTTTTTATTGTTTCAGCAATCCATTTAGGACATTCTTCCTCTAACCATTCTGTATTGAAATCATCATTATAATTAAATTGAAAAGAATTATTAATTTGATCAGGTGCTACTGCTCCCTTAACTAATGGAGTAATTGCACTAATAGTAGCATAAGTAGAACCTTTCTTAGAAATCTTATGAACTACTGAAATCTGACAAGATACAGCAAGAAGTTTAGTAATATCAAATTCTCTAGCTTCCTGATCTGTAAATGCTTTACCTCTCCAACATTCTAAATCTTTTCTTAAATTAGATTGTTCATACATAGAAAGAGTATATTCTTTTTCAATAGCCATTGGTAGATTTCTATCATTAAAATCTCTCATCTCATTTGGTAATTCAAATGCTATTCTTACTTTATCAGTATTTTTAACTTCTCCCATGTATTCCCATTCTACTGTACCTATATGGATCATTGAATAACATCTTGCTATGTGAGTACCTTGAGGTACATTTTCATATTCTTTTTTTTCTTGTCCTGCTTTCGCTACTATCATTTTTTATTTATGTATTTAATTAGAGTTTCTTTTAAGTATTCTTTATCAAACCATTCTAAAATTTCAAAGGTTGATAGAGTTAGGGTAAACTTTTTCCCATTTTCATCAGTACCACAGACTAATGTTTCATTATCGCCACTAGCAATAGTATTAATATCGTGTAAGTTTTTATATATCATATATTATAAATTAAAGGTTGTTTATTATTTAGTAAATATTCTTTGTTAAGTCTTTCTAAAGATTTTCTAATTCTCTCATTTCTTTCTTTAGAATAAAAAAACGAATCTTTTTTATATAATTCGTATTTAAAACATTCATCTAAAGCTATGTCAATCTTTGAAATCAATTTATTTAATGTTTCTTCTATCTGATCTTCTGTTCCAAATACTCTGATATTAGTAGTAATTTCTTCTAAATCTTTAGTATAATTACCTGTCATTATATCACGTTTAGTTACTGAAGTATATCTACCATTAGGGTAAAAGTGAAAGTCTTTCGCTATTAAATCCATTCCATTACTATTTTAGTTCCTAATATTATTATTGTTAGACCTATAAGTGCTAAGCCTAATTCTTCTCTCCAATTATTTTCTATTTCTATTTCTAATAATTCTGATTCTAAATAATCAAATTTATTTTGATGGAGATAAAATTTTTCTTTTTCTTCAGCATTAAGGATATGTTCCTTATTAGTTAATTTATGCTTTAAAATATATTGTTTATTCATAATATTATTTAATTAAGTTTAAATTCAATTCTTTTGCTACATAATTAATATGCTTAGATGTAGTAGGACTTTTTGTTTTACCTTTTACATTCCAATTTAATTTATGTAATTCGTTGCCTATTATTTCTGCAACTTTAGTTGTATAGGAAATTATAAAATTGCCTTCTTGTCTAAGGTTTTGCTTGTATTTATCAAATGTTTTCAAAATTCGTAAGGTTTTAATTAGTATTCTAGTTATTTATAATACAAATATATATAAAATAATTGAATTAACAACTATATTAACATAATAATTAACAAATAAAAGGTTATACTAGATTATAAAGGCATCAATAAATTGATCGGTATTTTGCCGTTATTTAAGATAACTGCACAAGAAATTGCAGGTTTTTTTCCATATTTAGCGTAAGCCATAGCGTAACTTTCATGATCTATTCCACAACCTACTTGAACTCCAAAAATTCTAAATTTATTTCCTACAAAATTTTGAACATAACATTGTGTATGTAAATGTCCTTGTACTGTATTCATCATATCAGCACGACATTTTGTAGATGCAGTTCCTCCTTCTCCATGAATATATTGAACACCATCTTTTACATATCGTTCAACAAAATTCCATTCAGGTACTTCTAATACTTCTTTATATGATTTGATCCATTTTGATGGTATTGCACTTGTTTGTGCCTTTCTCATAATAAGCCTGTCATGGTTTCCTATTATGACTGTTGCTATTGGAAAAGCATTGTACCATCTTGCTATACGCTTAATAGCTATTTCAAGCTCTTCTAAGCCACTTAAACCATCGGCAGATGTTTCATGGTAGCTGCTATAGTGATTGTCTATTATATCACCTATAAACACTACTTCTGTACAATTCCAAACATTATACTGTTCTTTACACCAATCAAGGTAAGAGTCTAAACAAAAAGGTTCGTGCAAATCTCCTATTACTAATACATTGTTTATTTCTTGCTCTCGCAGTTTTTGTATGACTTTTACCTCGTTAGGTCTTAATCTATATCTGTTACTTCTTTCCACTATCAGCTAGTCCTTGCGCACCTGTTAAAGCAACTAATGACCAGAACATTTCTGTAACGTGAACCTCATCTATTCCTAAAACTCTAGCTACAAAAGGAACTACTATTGCTGCTATTGTGTACCATACTTTACGACTTTTTAAAATTTTACCTATTAAATATTGTTTCATTTTCTTTTTTTTAATTAATAACTCCAAATGACATTACTGTCTTTACTACTATCTATATCAACGTGCATAAATCCTCTCTTAAATGCTATGCCTAGCCTATTAAAACCGACTTCTATAAGTGCATTAATAATTAAGAATCTATCTCTTGAACTTTTTGGTAAATATATATCTACGGCTAAACCTTTTATATGACTAGAACCTACTCTACCCCCAACTTTAAGATTCCATTCTACTGTTCTATAACCACTTGTAATTTTAAAAGGTATTCCTGCTCTTTCTCTTGCTTGATCTAATAATCCTATCAAAACTTTATTCATTTTATCCCCACTTCCTTTTACATCAGGACTATCAAATTCAGATATTTTAAAATATTTCAAAATTATTTATTTGAATTTCTTTTTTTTTGATTATACCATTTGTCTATTGTATAGGCTATTGAAACTACTAATAGGATAATCTTTAAAGCTATTTCTATATTGCTAAATGTTGTTACGCTTAGAATTACTGAATTTACCCCTATTACTTCTCCCACTTCCTTTGTTACTAGATTTATCGGCATTTGTCAAGTATGATTTTAATTTTATTTTATTTACTTCTTTAATTTTATAATGTTTCTTCATTAATTATATGTAGTATCTAAAAAATCTCTTATTGTTATTTTATGATCATTAATTCTTATTCTTTCTAGATTCATTCCTTGATAGTAAGCATTAGAATCAGGTGAAATTTCACTTCCTGTGTTCGTACTATATTCAGGATAAAGATTTGAATTATCACATAAATAAGAAACAAGCCTTTCTGTATAAAATTGAGCAGTATTTGAAACTTCTGATCTTAAATCTTGTGCATCTGTTCTTGATAAAGGATTAGAATTTTCAGCAGTTTTTGCAACTACATTATTATTTTGTACTTTATATCTTAAAAAAGGTAAAACCTCATAGAAACTGTAATGTATTAAAACATCAGCTATGTAATCATCTAGTAGTAATTTATAGTTAGCATTTCCCACATTACCTATAGTACCTAATTTAATCATTTGTTGAATTGCTACAAATAGATTAGTTCCTAATTTTGTTTCTATATACTTCTCTTGAGCAATTCTTACATAAGGCAACAAAAATTGAACGTCTACGTTCATATTGATTGCAGTAGAATCCTTCAGCTTATCTTCTGATATAAATAAAACGTATGCCATATTATCTAGGTTTTAAAAATCCGTTATTTTTCATTCTTTTTGGTGCTTTAGCTACTTTGTTATCATTCTTTTGTGCAGTAAATCCTTCTGACTTAGCTTTAGTATATCCTATCAATTGACTAGGAGATATATTACTCTTAGCATTAGTTAGTGAAGTCTTGTAAATTTGTCTAAGCCAATAGTGGTGGCAATTTCCACCTCCTTTGTAAAAAAATATTGAATATGTTGCAGCACCTTTAGGTCCCCAACCTGCATTTACAGGCTTACTTCCCATATTAATAATATCTTGTTTACGATATATCTTTTTTGCTGAAGTCATTAATCTACAAAAATCTCTAGTTTCTCCTTTTTGTGATAAAAAATTATCTTTAGCATAAACGTATCTAACTTTGTAATAATCATTAAATGATTTATTTACTCCATCTTGATTATTTTTACCTCTAGTTTTTGCATTAGGTCTTGCAATACCTGTAGATGCTAATTCAGTTTTATCGTTAGCAAATTCATTAAGACTTTGTTCAAAATCAAAATCTTCGTGTTCATCTTCTACTTTTTCTTCATCTATTAATTCCCAATCTTTAGGTATATCTTCCATAGTATCTAAGAAAGATTGTAATTCTGTTTTACCAAAATTCATTAACTCATCGTGAGATTCACAAGCCATAAAGACATTTTTACCTTCGTATTCATGTTCATGGTAACCACTACACCCAAGTCTTTCAGCATGAGCAATAGCTTCTTCTTTTGTATCATAAACAGGCTTTCCATCAATCATTCCCACTTTACTATAATCATCTTCTTCTACTACCTGATCTTCTTCTACTACCTGATCTTCTTCTAATGGAGCAAGTCCAAGTTCTTCACGAATTTCTGATTGTGTCATTACTGCTCTCATATCTTCAATAGTAAATTGAGTAGTAATAGGTTTAGCTTGAACAAATGAAATAGGCATATCCATGTTATTTATTCTAAAAATCTTTGCTAAAACTCTTAATATTTGAACTTGAAACCCTTTTACTACTGTATTTAAATATACTTCAAAAGCACTGTTTAGTTCATCTACATTAGAACCTAATCCTGTATCAGATTTAATTCCTAGTAACATTGGTGAGGTAACTCTATGTCCTGTCAAAATGTTTTGCACGAGGAGTTCTTGTAAAGCCAAATACTGTTTGTCAGCATTACTTACAGATATTGGAAATATATCAGGTGTTCTAGTTTTATCATCTGAAAATGTAATTATCATTTTACCTGAATTAGAACTACCTGAAAATTTAGCTGCAAGACTTCTTTCTAAAGAAATTCTTTCTTCTTGTGTTGGTACTCCGTTAGCAAAATTAATCATGTATGATCCACTAAATCCATTAGCTATATTGTTGAGATGGTATTCAGATACTTTTTGATCTACCATAGCCCAATTGTTTGCTGCTATGTAATCAGGTGTATGATAGACATCCATATTAGGACTGTATAAGCCACTATATAAAATCTGACTAGCACCTGTTCTATCATTACTATTAAATGCAGCTATTTTAGTAGGTTTATTTAATCTAGTATCACTCCAATCAGCAGAAACATAGTAATAGTCTACAACACCCATTTCATTTGGTATAGCACTTCTTACTCTTTCTACTGGTATATGATAAAGTTCAACTATTTCTGTTTTACCTTTATTCCAAATTAAATGTAATGCAAAAGCACCTTGTAATTTAAAATCTAAACTTATTTTTTTTATTATCTCATGTAATGATTCTTTACCATTAGCATTATAAAAGAAATTTTGCAGCTTAACATACCTTTCTAAATTATCTTCTTTACCATCTTCATCAATTATTATGTCATCTCCTGCGATCATGTCAGCAGTTCCATTTATAATAGCAGCATGAGTACTACTTCCATAATAAAGGTCTATTAAAAATTGTGGATATAAATTAGCCCATTCTTCTGTTCCATATTCTATCCAATCTTTACCTCTTACTTCTTCTACTATAGGTGAAGTTACGCTTGATAAATCTATATTTAGTATGTTTTCCATTTTTTTTTATTCTTGTTCAGGTGTCCAAGCAGCAGTATTTACTATTACTAAAATTTCTTCGTGAGTATATTGATCTAATCCATCTAAAAAAGTTGGAGTATCGCCCTCAAATTTAGCAATAAATAATGTACCATCTACAGACCTTCTAACAGTTTCAGCAGAATCTTCTACTATTTGTGAGAAATCACATACAGGATTTCCTTCTGCATCTACTTCAGCTAATAATGTTACTAATGGTGTTGTATATATCATAATTTTATTTTTATGCAGGGTTATTTGGTGTATCTAAGACTATATCTCCTGCTACCATATTAGTCATTGTTCCGTAATTGTTTTCTGTAAATAAATCTATTGTTACAGGTAATCCTGTTGTCTTAGCATACGTTTCTGCTTGTGTTTGTTCTTCTACTTGTGAACCTATAACATAAACCCCTTTTACACTATTGCCTGATTGAAAATTTGTTGTATCACTTGCTGCAATAACAAAAGCCATACTTGTAGAAACAGTATTACTAGTTACTTCGCAACGATACCAACCATCACTTATTAATGTAATATTTTCGCCAAAGTCAGAATTGCTTGATACTACAGTTCCATTTGTTAAATCAAACCAAGCACCTCTACTGTTATCTCCTTGTTCTATGCGAAACTTATCAAATTCCCCTGCTTTTGCAAAAATAGATAAACTATAAGCCGTACTATTAGACAAACCTGCAACAGATTTTAGCATAAACTTGTTTACTCCTGATGCTGAGTTAGGTATTATTTTAGTAGCATTTAAAATACCAAAAGGAGAATCTATTTGGTTTTCTAATATTGCATAATTACTTTTATTGTATCCACTAAAATCTTCACTATAAGTAATTAAGTTAGTAGTTGTTGCTTTTCTTACTGCTGCTATACCATCTGACTTTAAGTATGCAGTAGCTTGTGATTGTTGTTCTAGTTGTCCTGCCCACACAAAAACTTCATCTCCTATTTGTGGATTAATATCAGGTGCATCTAATCTAATAGTAACAAAATTTACAACAGGAGTATAATTAGTTTTAGATGTAGATATTCTTTGCCATTCATTTGTTATTGTAAAATCTTCATTAAGATAATCTACATTATCTTTAATAATCCATAATCTAGCAGTATTACCAATAGTGTTTCCTATTCCTTTTATATATATAGAACTACTATAAATAGTTCCATTTGGAGATGGTGCAGATTTAAATATATAAGGGTCTGTATTTAATGATGTTAATTTTGTAGCAGTATTTGTTCCATTAGGCGATAAAAATCCATAAGTAGAAGAAACACCTATTAAATTCCATTGACTAAAATCTTCTGAATACGTTACTAAATTAGTAGTAGGTATATGTGCAAGATTAGGACTTGTTTGGTCTTGTATGATAGGATAACCATCTAAGATACCATCTCCCATTCTCCAATAGTTTCTAATCTTAGTTAGTGGATATTGGTTAGTGATATTACCCTCTACCATATTGGTCATAGTTGCAGGATTGCCTTGTACTTCTTTAACAGATACGTTGTCTATTGAATATGAAATTGTATTATCAGACAGAGTAACTATTTCAAACTCAACTCCATTAGCAATAAAATATCCATTATAAGTTCCTGCTTCTTGAATGTTTATAATAGCACCTGTTG